CTCATTTACAAAGTCATCAAATGATTTTTGAGTATACCCATCTCTTACTAATACACTATGTAATTTTTTTAAATTCTCCATTTATATGTTTATATTATAATTCAAAGTTTGCCTTCTTCCCTGTAGTTCTTTCTTTGTTTGCTTTATTAATTACAGGGTTTAGTAAGTTTTTCTGTAAGGCCGCCCATACTTCTTGAGCGTTACCGCCAAATAAATCATCTTTATAAAGATCTCCATTTTCGCCACCTATTGTATATGTTTCTCCTCCGAACTGGAATGTTACAGAATCAGCACCAAACCATGGAGAATCAGCTATTACTTTAAAGTGCATTTTTTCATCTTGCATAGTATTAAAGTATTCTAAAATTGCAGGATCAAGAGAAGCTATAATTAATTCTTCAAACCCTTCTGCAATACCGCCTGTAGTATCAACCGATGTATTAAACTCTCCAGAAGCACCTGCAGTACCGAAGTTATCATTCAGATAATCCTCAGCTGTTACGAGTTTATCTCCAACCTGTAGCTCTGTATTATAATTTGGTAAAGTAAAGGCTTTTTTAGAAGTCTTAATGTCTTCTTCTTCATAATCAAAATACTCATCTCCTACTTTAAACGGAACATCATCTGCGGTTTTACCAGGATTATCTGTCAGCCACTTGTCTATATCCTCTTGAGTTCTTTTTTGTTTCTTTCCTTTACCTCCTGTTATCTCACTCTCTAAATCAAAATCTCTTTCACCAGCTAATTTTACAATATCGTCAGTTGTTAACTGATTCTCAGGATCATAAATGGATTCAAGAATTCTAACCTGCTCAGTGAAAGTTCCTTTTAACTCTACTCTTGTACCATCACTTAAAATAATTTCTCTATCTTCAATTACTGTGTCTCCTACATTCTCTGCTTTACCATCATCAACATCCTGTTGAGTAGCTGCTCTTGGTGCTGTGCCTTTAGTAACATTTTCAATAAGAGGCAGTTTATCTTCCTCGTTTTGAACTTTAGCATTATATTTTTCTATCGCTGCGTTTCTTGTTGTTCTTAAACTCTTATCAATAGCAGCTCTTTTTTCAGGATCAGCATCAGTAAGCAGAGTAATATAGTCTCCCATTTTACTGCTTTTCTTCTCATCATCTTTACCTGCTGCTATTTCCGCAGTGCTCTTAGCTCTTGGTTGATCTTTTTCATTTAATGCTTTAACATCCTCTGTTTTCTTATAATCTACTGCACCTTTTATTTGACTCTTAACGTAATCTTCTGCCTTCGTTCTTTGAGTCTCATTAAACTTTGCGTGATATTGGTTGTCCTTACCAAACTCTAAAACTAAAAATGGATTATTAGCTTCGTCATTATCGTTCTCAGCCATCCACTTGTCATAATCTTCTTGACTACCACATTTATATGACTCCCCATTCTCTGTCTCCATATTAGCATTAATAATCATAGTATTAACATTCATAGGGTGGGAAGTAATTTGTTTTATTTTGTTATCTAAAAATCCTACTCCATCTTCTGAGTTTAAATATTCATCCTCCACCTTACTCATCATCTCTTCTGTAATCACTACATTAGGACCATACTTAGATCGAGCTATTGATTTTGTTGTAGTTCCAATTTCTCCTTTAATTTTTTGCACCGCTCCTCCTACATCAAAGTTGTTAATTTTTTGTTTCATTAACAGAGTAAGCCTATTTACTGTCATACTATCCCCTCCTTCAACAGGTTCGCCTGTCTCAGGATCTAATCTTAACATACTAACATTTCCTGTGATAGGATCAGTCTGTACAGATACATCGTTTAAATTAGCAAACCCTTGAGTTAGAGTAGCTAAATATTGTTCTGCTGGAGCACTCATAGGTAAACCTGTTTTTTCATCAATGGTTTCCATTCTCTTAGTGTAATCCTGAAAAGTTTTGTCAAAATTTGCCATGTTTTTCTTCAACAAATTAAACCCATTTAATTGTTTTTGTTGAAACATAGTTGCGTCTGAAGGTTTCATTAAACCTCTTTGTACCAAATTCTTAACATCTAATAATTTATTAGCACCATCTTGCCCAGCGTTCATCATAATTTCCTGGGCGGTAGGATTATCATATTCCCCTAACTCATTTAAAGCTGCCTGTTGATCCGCAAAACCTTTTTCTACTGCTGCTTTTCTGTCTTGTCTGTCTTTCGCAATACCAGCAAACGCATCGCTGATTACCTTGGCTTGTTCACCCCAATTAATCTGTGATTCTGGATCAGCTCTTTCATAAACATCAAAATCTATATTTTTTTTTGCGAATTGATTTGCCATATTTTATATTTTATCTTTTATTAGGATCGTAAGTTTCTTCAAGAGGTTCAGAGTGCCCCCAAGCAAATCCATCTCCAGTCCAAAAGGCATCTTTAGTGTCTGCTTTTTTATAATAGTTATATTCGTCTTTACCTATTTTTCCTCTGAACTCACCCATTTTAGCAGCCCATTCTTGATCAGACATACCAGGTGGTTTTTGGTCTGCATATTGTTTAGCTAATTTAGATCCCTGTCTATCAGCTTTACTTTGTCCATATAATGGAGCTAAAGATGCAACTCCCGTTGCGACTCCCGCAACTCCTTGAACACCTTGAGAAATACCTGCTGCTCTTGCCGCTTCAGCATCTCTTTTTCTCATATTTTGTTCTTTAGCATAAGCGACATCCATTTCAATAAGTTGTTGGTTTATAGCATCTTTAGAATCGGCTTTCATTTTTTCAAGATCTGAAATATCCTCACCCATAGCGATACGAGTTTGTTCACCTGCTGCAGTTTGTTGAGCTCCTACCCTTCCAACACCTGCGGCTAAACCTCTTGCGTCTCCCTCTTGAAGGGCTTCTACATTTTGTTTTTGAACTGCTAATTGATTTTCAAATTCTGATTCATACGCATCCATTGGAACGGTTAACCCTGCATACATATCTACTTCAGCTTTTGCTTTTGCTTCAGACATTGCTTTAGCCGCTTCAGCATCTGCTTTTTCTGCGGCTGCTTTAGCGTCTGAGGCCTGCTTAAACCCTTGAGCTGCTGAATATCCTGAGGCTGCTATGCCTATTACTGCTGCGGTTGCTACTGCCATATTATATTGTTTTTATCATTTCATGAGTGTAGGTGCTACCCTCCACAAAACCTATTTTTTTATACACATTAATTAAAGGTTTATTTTTAATTAAAGCATACACATATTTTTTCCCTAAATTTTCTGCTTTATCACTTATAGTTTTTACTAATAATTCCAAAGCTTCTTTTCTTTTTTGTCTGTCTTTATATTTCAAATTAGAGATAATCCAATCACACCATGTTGCTTTTGAGTTCGTTATATACATAAATCCTGCACAAATTGGTGTGTCTCCATCATAAACAATAAACCCACCCATTCCGTTCTCTGGTAAAAAATCTTTAGAAGGGGGAGCCCATCTCCAGTCTTTCCACCACTTACATAGAATGTTTTCATAATCTCCTTTTTGTAGTGGTCTTATATTTAATTTCATTTATGCAAAGATAATAAATTCTATGGAAAACTTTTCATCACGCTACTACCTACGGAAAACAGTTCGACTGCTTGCGTGTTGTCATTTTGTAGCGTAAAATTCATAAAGTATCCTCGAGCTCCATTTGATCCCGCTATTGCGTCTTTTATTACACTAATAAAATCCCCTAAAGGAGGAACAACTCCTGGAAAAGGATAAGGTAAAGGGTTAAGAGCATTTGGATAAGGACCTATTGTGTCAACTGTAATAGAAGCAGGAGTAACTACCCCTGTAGCTATATTGGTAGTAGCCTGTCTAACTACATTAGTTACTGCTCCTACAAAGGTTGGTGGCCCTGAGATTGCAGGAGGAGTAGTTGGTGTTGCAGAATAAACCTTATCTCCTACTGTTATTATACTTCCAATATCTTGTAAATTAAATTCAATAACTACCGCTGCTGGTGGACCTGTAAGGTTACTACAAACTCCTATACCATTAGCAGATCGGTCTCTAAAATTAGTAGTAGTAGAATTTTCTCTTAAGAATGAAAACCATTCCCCTTCTTTTTGCACAAACCATGTTTGAATTGGAGGCCCTGCATCACCTGGGATAGATCCTGTATTTAAGTCAGTAAACAATCCTGTGCAATTCCACGCATCATTACTTTCGTAAGACATGGTTTTAAATAGTTTAATAGTCTGCGGTTCAAAATTAAATACAGACTGAATAGTAGAACTATATTGAACTCCGTAATAATTATTTCTTAAAGGATTAGTATTGTGTCTGTATAAATTACCTCCACTCCAACTGTAAAAAAACCCATTCATACCTTTCATATAGTCAGGTAAGAATGAATAAAAAGATGGCCATCCTTTTACATCTTCGCTGTATGATAAAGTATTAGGTTTAAATGGTGATGACATAGTTTTATATTTTTAAAATTAACACGTTCCTGAACAAGGGGTTACTGCGGTTACTACTCCATTTGGCCCTACTGTTACACATTGATATGCTGTTCCGTTATCTACTAAATAATCTCCTGCAGGTATTTTAGTTACTCCATATTGATCTACAAACGCCCAATCATTTACAAAAACCGCATTTGCAACTCCAGTATTATTCCCTGGATGAGCGGTAAAAAAAGGATCATTTAAAGGCGTAGCAGTGCAAGGCTGTGGAGATGGTTTACAAGTAAAAGAATTTAAAGGTGTAGGACAAGTAATAAACATTCTCCACCCTGTTCCACTACAAGGAGCGTCAAATATAAAATCTACCGTATCAGGAGTAGCGTAAGGTTTAGGTACAACCATCATGCTGTATCCTGGTGCATTAGTAGTAAAATCAACAGGATTAGGGCTGCCTCCTTGAGGATCGTAAGGCCCTAAAGTTTGAGTACCTACAGAAGTAGGTGTAGTTGGAAACCCTGAGATAGATGTATCATAATCATATCTATTTACCGTCTGCGTCTGACCTGAACTTCCCGCTGCATTAGTGTATCCTCCTGCAGGAGGTGAACACTGCGAGGCTGCAGAACTAATAGTACCAATTAGGCCTTGTAAATATCCTTCTGAAGACGAAGAATATTCTGAAGCGACAGTAGGTGTTCCTGAATTATCATAATCAAAAGACCATGTACATTTATCAGGATAACTATAAGGATCAAAACGAACTAAAATAACTCCTGTGGCGGGGCCTACATAAGCACTTAAAAAATACTCTCCTTGTCCCCCACTACCTTGCACAGTTGTATCACACGTCACTATACACGTAGGGCAAGTTGTGGCTGGACCTAAAACCCCTCCTACCATTTCTCTCCATATTCCTCCTTGCTGATACCAACCATCAGGTGCTACTGTGGTTAAGTTAGAATCAGTATATAAATTAGTAGCCGCAGAAAATGTGGATCCTGGCCAATAAAAAGTTGTTGAATTAACGCATGCCATATCTTTATTTTATTTTATTATTTAACATGATCCTTCTCCTATTACTACTCCGTTTGGACCAATCTGTATCCATTGTTTTGGAGTTAATGATGTTGTTGAATTTGGATCAATCACATAGAATCCTGGAGGCGGATATCCCGCAGACAAGTCACAAGTTGGACTACTAAACACTATATTTCCTGTTACTGGTAAACCGCCATTTCCTTGGAATCCTACCTGTCCTTGATTTCCTGGAGTAGCAACAGTCGTTTGACACGCTTGTGCTGACGAAGCTGTTACAGGACCAAGATATACATTATCACAGGGCACTTGACAATCACAACACACCTCAACCGCTGCTGATGGATTTGTGCAGTAACATAAAGTACCAGAGCTAATTAATCTTAAATCCCAAATTAAATACAAATATTGATTACCTAAAGGCATACTGAAGGCTGGCTCCGTAGCTTTATATTCTCCTGTAGTTGGAGAAGTAATAGGACCACTTACAATCGAAGACGCTAAAAGTAAATTTTGTATATCTGTTGGGTTTGCATTATATAAAGTATTTGAAGATAATATTCTAAACTTATGTAGAGAAGGATTAAAATCAAACGTATCTGTTCCAAATTTTTGAGTTCTTAAAGTTATATCTGCTCCTGAATAAGGGTATACTCCTACTGACCTAACTCCTACATTTAACTCATATTCGGAAGGTATAATATTACTAAGAGTAGAAGGCGAAATACCCGCAAAAGGACTAATAGTGGTAGCGTCATTCCAATTATAATTAGTATGAATAGTTTGAGTATTATAATTATTAGAACTTACAACAACTTGAATTACTGTTAACGGAACTTCTGGTGGGCATTCTACTGTAACATCATAAGTAGCAGGGACAATAGGAGATGGCCCCGTTGGTGTTAAAGTTACAGTACAGCTTTCAGGAGTGTTTTGAGTTTTATTAAAACTTAAACTACCATTAGTAGTTGCAGTTGTACTGGCTACAACAGCTCCATTCCATTCTATACTTATGCTTACCGTTCCTCCTGGGTTTATATTAAACGGAATATTAATAGCTCCAATAACCTCTCCTAAATCCACATCATATGTAATAGATTGAGTGCTATTAAATTGACTAATAGTTGTACCGCAAGGAACTTCATTAAGAGGAGTAGGTACTTGTATAAGGTTAGTTCCTAATACATACTCTTTCATATACGGATCATAAGCCCCTAATTTTTGAGTAGTTAATTGAGTATTAAAACAATCTCTAAACCAGCTGTTCATTCCATAAGTGGAAACCACTTGTAATTGATCATTACCTTGTGATGCTCCTCGTAAGTTTATTACAGCACCTCTTTTTGTGTCAGTAAAGAACATATCATAACCCCAAGAAGTAAAACTTTCAGGATTAAAACTTATACCATATTCTTCTATACGAGCTATCTGCGTTCCTAAAACTTCAGGAACCGAAGCAATAGCTCCCCCTCCAGTAGAATCTGTAATAACATTTTTTTGATTTAACACATAAGATATTCTATCCTCTTGTAAACATAATATATCCGTTTCTCGAGCATATAAAACCTGAATAGGTCCAAAAGTAGTTTCACAATCTTTATAGTTTAACAATCCTAAATTAAATTCATTAAGATTATTACTATTAGCTGAACTACTATAAACTCCACTGTAAGTCATTCCCGCAAATCTATCGGCTTCTTGGAAGTCTTGGTTAGAAACCGCTAAAGTTCTTTCTCCTAATTGAAAAGATTTTCCTGCAGGGCTATCATATATCTTATAACTTTCAACTCCATTACCAAACACATAGCAATTATAAGCATCTAACATTGTTATCATTGGAGCTCCACCTACTGTTTGGTCTTGACTGTTTGGAGCTAAACTATATGAACCACCTCCTGCAGGGCTAAAGTCTCTTTTAGCCATATGATATTGCTGTCCGTTAGGATTTCCAGGATCAGGCTCAATATCTAAAAGATCAGACGCATCGTAAAATAAATTTGGATCAGCATCTCCTGGAACAGTTTCAAAAACAAAAACTCCTCCTGTTCGAGTAACTTCAATTTCTAAACACGCTCTTCCTGGAAACCATCCACTATCACTCCATGATGCTTCAAACTCTTCGGTTAAAGCTCCGTTCCATACAAAGAATTGTCCGCCAGCTGCGTTTTGCCATATACTACATTTTACTGCATACTCACTACCAGCACAAGCTGAGTTTTGACTGGTATATAAAGTGTTGTCAAATGACAAAGTCATTCCATCTACATTAGACGTTCCTGTACCATTAGTAGTCATTTTACTGGCTAAATCATCTCCTATCGCCCATTGATGGAATGTGTTGTAATCTTGAGAAACCGTAAATGTTCTATCATAATTTATACTGGCATGAGCGTTAGTTCCGCCCCTCCATGAACGACCTTTTATTCTAACTGTAGATCCCACAGGTAAAGTATAAGGAGTTCCAGACGCATCGTTTAAATTATAATTACCAATACAAGAACCTCCAATACTACCGCCACTCTCGTTTTTACGACATGTTTCTCCTCTAAAATAAGTAGAGTTTTCTATAGACTCTATAGTCCATCCCGAAGGCTTTAACAACATATATAATCCTGTTAAAGATTTATCAGTAATACCCTTCCCTGAAAAAGATTGGACATCTAAAACAACTGTTTTAGCTCCCGTCACTACTGGCCCTTGACTGTCTTGTTTTACTATTAATTCGTCTCCTACTTTTAAGACGTTCTGGTTTTGTCCATCTAATCTAAACCATACTTGACTCGGATCATTACTATCCGCTACTGGTAATCCTGCACCTGTAGCTTCGGCAGTTCCATCTTGAACATAAAACAAATTAGAGTAAATAGTTTCATAACTTCCTTGACTCGGCTTTATAACAAATTTATATTTACGAGCCCAGTATGGAGGTAAGCTTGATAATGTTACTTGTATTTGGTTTTTATAAACACAAGTAGAAGGTTCAAAATACATAGTACAGTCTTGACTGGTCAATACTGTAGACGCTCTTCCATACTCATCCATATATACTATTCCTACTTCATAATCTCTATTAGAGTGTAAACTACCTGAGTTAGCATCCTTTAAAAAAGATGCAGAAGAAGAAAAACTTAAAAAGTTAAAATATCTAATTGCATAAGAATATACTCCTGATGCTGTACCGTCTCCTTCAAAGTATTGAATACAAGGAGCTTGAATAGAAAAACTATTACCTGTATTAGTGTAAGCAAACCCATCATTTATACACGTAGGATTACTAACTGCTCCTCCACTTACTATTTGGAATCCTGTTCCGTTTGTTTCTAAAGTAGCTAATCCTCCATCTATATCTGTTAATAATAAAAAGTTATCACCAGCTGCTGGAGCTGACGTAATAGAAGCAGTTAATCCTGTCAACTGATCTATTACTATTTCTCCACCCACTAAAGCTGGAACTACCGCTCCAAAATCAAATCCATCTTGTGTTAATTGTCCTGCCACACAAGGAGAAGCAGGGGGTGAAGGTTGTCCTGCGTCACACAAAGTTGTTCCTGATAATAGTATTGTAGTAGAACATACTGTTGGAAATGGATTGGTATCTAAGTTAGTAAGATTACAAAGTGTTGTTGGTGCTTCTGGAATACCACCTATACCACCACTTACCATTACAAGACCTGTTCCTGATATAGGAGTTTCAGTTTGTTGATAAAATTTATCACTTAGGGTAGCCCCTGTTCCGCTTTCATTACAAGGATATAATGGCTTTACAACATTAAGACCTGAAAAGCCCTGAGCAATACTTCCTCCTATTCTGTCTTTAAACGCTTGAGAAGACAACATTGCGTTTACATCTGCATAACCACCTGGAGGCACAACAAAATTCATAGGTAATGTAAATGGAGAACTTTGTAAAGAAGCGGTTCCAGGACACAAAGTAGAACCACCAACATCTGTACATACTGTAGCGGTAGTCTGCTGCATAGTAAACCCAAAGTTTATAATAGTATTTTCTACAATACCACCACCACCCGCAGGGTTTAAGTCTGATAAATCAAAAGTTAAAACCGAATCAGGCTCATTATGAACACCATCAAAATTATATACCCCATTAGAACTAACAGGATCAGGTAAATTAGTACCCGCTATTTCTCCACTTCTTCCGTCTAAGTGATATACAATAGGAATCTTTGCTCCATCTGGAGTATATCTAATATCATATCCGTCTACATAATTACCATACATCAAACGATTACCTTTTATGGTTTGAGCCTTAGCAGTACGAGGAACATTGTCATAAAGCCTTAATAATTCATCACTTCCTAAAGTGGTGTAAATTTCACTATTAGTAAATTGAACCATTTGAAAGTCATTATCCGACCATCCTAACTCTTGCTTATTATATCTTTTAATTACATATATAACATTAGAGGTGCTTTGTTTATATAATAAATCTATTTCTTTTACTCGTTTACTTCCTGTAGAAAAATGAACCTCCGCCCCATTAAATCTATTTTCCATACCTTGATTCCAAAAATTTTGAATACTTAAAGCAAAAGCTGAAGGTTGAAAAGCGGGTGTAGAAAATAAAGAAGTAGCACTGTATTGTCCGTCTTGATATCTATAACGATAAGCGAAGCAAAGAAAACGAGTTTCCATATAATTTTCCTCACCCACTACATCTATGGGTTTTACATAAGGTGATCCTAAAGGAGCTATCTGTCCTACCGTAGTGTCAAAATCTTCATACCCTGGAGGTTTTACAATAACACTTACATCTTCCTCCTCTAAAACATCATCTATAGCTCCAGGGCCTGGATAAGCATAATCGCTTGAAACATTAATTACTCTTGGTGGATTAAGGTCATCAGTAAAAAATAATAAATTTTCAATCTTACTTATACCTGTTATTAGATAAGTAAAATCAAAATTTAAAACAGAGGTACTAACCACATGATAGGTTAATGAACCTAAGTTAGTGTTATAAGAAACGATCAGATCTACTACCCCTGTTGTTATCGAGTTTGGATTGTTTTCATTATGAACAAACCAATAAAGAGTTTCATTTATTCCGTCTTCATACACCCCAATAGTTCTTATCTCACCCACTAAAGGAACACCATTAAATTCTAATTGAGTTAAAAGAGTATTACCTAAAGAGTTTTCTACCGCTCCAATCTCAGTGTTCTCAGTAGAACCAAGCCTTACATTTAAAGCATCAATATACTCTCCTGGTGGAATAAGTCTTTCGTCAACAGACTTATTCATTTTACCCGCTATAAAATTTGTTGAGGTTAACGCCATATTATTTTATCCATTTATCCTGGCCTCTTAAATTTTGTAAGAGTCTTCCAGGGTGTATATTACTTAATCTTAATTTAGCATTACGAAGCAAAGAAGATTTATCTTTTCGTGCTCTATTAATTATATATTCCTGTACTCCAAATCGGCCATTCAAAATAGCATACTTAATATACGCATATAAATAATCTTCAAATAATTTATTTACGCTTACACTGGAGTCGTCACCATTTTCCATACCATCAGAAACATATTCTAAAACGACCATTTTTCCAGCCATAACTGAATTAAAATTAATAACCCCTCCTTTTTTATTAATACTAAATGTAGGGTTAACATTTGCTGTCTCAGTGTTTAGTCCAAATCTATCGCCAATTTGATAATCAAAATACCAGCATCCATCTATACACCAACCTTCTTGTCCGTTATATTGACCTTCACCTAAGTACATTGTTTTTTGTTGTCCGTCTATACGCTGCTTATCCCAAAACGAATTATGAGGCTTTAAAACATTGCCATCAATATCAAATAATATTCTACAATCATGGTCTTGTAAATACGCTCCACTCCAATTAGTTTGAATATTTTCCGTTAACGGATAAAGCATACCATCTTTCTCCCAAGAAATTCTTACCCAATTAACATAGTCTGGAGGCAATACAAATCTCAGTTGATCACAGATAGTAAGCTCTAATATTTTTATTTCTTTCATTGCATCATAATTCAACTCTTGAATTCCTCGCTTTGCATGAAATAAAACTTGATATCTATTTAAGTTGTTAACGATTTCGTGGTTACCCTGAAACATTAACATAAAATTATTTACAATATCCTCTAAAGAAACATATTGATAAGAACCCCAATTAGCATCCGAAGGACTATTATATGGTGGTCCAATATTATTTTCGTAATAAACGTAATCTGTTATATATGTCATAATTAACTGCTTTCTTGGATTTCTTTACTTTCTTCGCTGTTCCCAAAATTATATACCTCTGCCTCTCTAATTTCTATTCCTACATATTGACAGATTTTTGCTATCAGTGTAGGCTCATCAGAATCAGGTAATTCAAATTCCTGAAAGTCTGGTTGAGTTGCGTCAAACTGCGGCTCCCCAAATCCTAAGTTTTGCCACGTCCATCTTGGCGTTAAAGGATATCTTATATATTGTGTTTGTATAGCCCCTGGCTGTAAAATTGTTGTAGGGTATACAGTAATATTATTGTTCTCTAATGTATATGCAGGATAAGTTGTAGTAGGAGCAGTCAACATAGAATTAGTTAAATAAAATATTTTGTTTTGACTAATCCTTTCAACCTCTCTAATATTAGTATTAGAATATATAATATAGCTCTCACCAACTACTGTAAATATATCTGCACTTAAAGTTACTGTTGTAGTATTTGTTACTCCTGTTACATAAGCCTGTTGAAACGTAGTTGTATTTACCACAATACTTCCTATGTTAGGAGTTGGAGCTCCAGCAGGTATTGTAGTCCATCCTACCACTAAGGCATCTATTAACTCATTAGGAGAAACACCAGTACATGTGCCTGTAAATAAAGGAGTATTATAATAAAAAATTTTATTAATTAAATAATAATCTAAAGGCAAAGAATAAACATTTGCATTTACTTGTGGTAAAAAGACCGTAGCTGAAAAGCTATCCATTACTTCCAATAAACCTTTTGTAATGTTAGCATAACCTGTTCCTGAAGATCTACTATTTTCTCTATTTATCCATTGATTATAAGAATAAAAATAATCCTCAAACATATCCAACTGTGCTTGCTTAGCATATAAATTAAAATCTTGAGGAGTTATATATCCATAATTATTTTTATTTGCTATTGCTAATACAGTATTTCGTACTTCATTTATTGATGCCGCCATATTAAATAAACATTTTTACAAAGATAACAAAAAAAAAGAGGTCTACTTTTTTTTGTAAACCTCTCTTTTAAATGTAAATTAATACTCTATGACCAAGTAAAAGCACCTGCCCACTGAATACCTTGAGTACCGCTTGACACTGTTAAAGGCATCGTGTTTGAATTAGTAGTCCATTCAGATTTCATAATTTCTAATGCCACTTCTTTAAACTTAATAAAGTAAGCATCATCCGTTACAGTATCTCCCATAGAGATAGCTAACTTATCATTAGTAGACGCTAATTTTTTGTAATGAACAGTAACCTCTCCATTAGAAGCATTACCTCTGATTTCTGTAGCGTTATCTAAACGTACTTTAGTAGCACCAACAGATCCTCTGTCTGATAAAATAAAGAAATCATCACCATTAAGAATTCCAAAATTAGTTCCTGATAAAATAATAGTTTCGTCATCGGTTACTGAAGCCACAGTGTAATTAAGACGAGTAGTTATATTACAAACCACATCTCCTGCTGCTACGTTCTCAGTAAACTTACCTCCTGATAATACACATTTAGAAGCATCAGCTGCTGCTATAATTGAATAAACAGTACCACTTGCTGATAAACCTTCTGCACTTGTAGGATTGGCTCCTGGTCCAGAAATACTTAAAACAGTATCACTATCTACTGCAGTTATTAAAGCCCAGCTTCTTACTGGATAACCTGCAATACCTGTAGTAATAACAGCATAGTCTCCAACATTAACTGTAGTTAAAAAGTTTTGGCCTGACTGCGTAAGTTTTCCTATAGCCCCCGCATCGGTTGTACCTGAATCTACAGCAGCTGCATTTGTTGCTGTAGAACCTGGGTACATTTGTACAGGTACATTAATATATTTATACATCTTACTTAGGCTACAGCTATTGCTGAGATCGCTTTAGCTGGTACGTATGCAAATGCAACATCCGTCCAAGAAGTTTTTAAAGCTTCTTCCATAGCGTTTTGTACTGAGTCTCTCATTTGTAAAGCAGTGTCTACTGCTGCATGAGTAAAAGTAACTGTGTTAGCACTATTGTAAGTAATAGTAGTTTTTGTTCCAGTGTCAGCTCCTGCTGGATCTCCAGCTGTTACTGCGATTACATCGGCACAGCTTACAAGCATGTCCGTTTCTCCCGTTACAGGAGTGTCTAAAAATTTGTCCATAATTAAAAAATTTTAATGGGTTAATAAAAGACAAAGATACAAAATATTATATAAGTGACGTGGGGTAAGAATTTACGTCGCAGCATTGTTTGTCAGATCCCTGCAAGCCAGATCAGATAGTGTAATAGTTCCATCACCTGCTAATGCCGCTACTATCTCTCTCTGAAGTATTACTTTAGCCGACTCATAATCACTAACACTCTCGATTGGTCCCATACCAGAGGGATCGAAATATACCTCACACCTTAGAGGTCTTGCTAAAGTTTTTGTTCTGTCGTTATAAACGACATATATTTTTTTTGCAAGATCGTTAAAAGAAATATGCATAATATTGTTTAGAGGCAGAAGAAAGACAATATGTTTAGTAAATTCTACTGGGAATGAATTTGGTATTTTTAAGTATTTTTCCATCACACAAAGATACAAAAAAAAAGCACCTGGTTTAGGTGCTCTTTTTATTACTCTTCAGTAACCTCTTTTTTCTTTTTCTTTTTAGGTTTACTGTCTCCTGTTAACATTCGTTTAAGAAGTTTATATGTTTCCACTCCCTCATCGGTTTGTAAATAAGAAGCTACAATATCATAAGCGTCTTCCCCAAATGGAACGGTTAACATTTTCTTATTGTTAGTAGGTAGATTAAAATAAACATCTCTTTGTTTGTTTCTTAATCCTAATAAGTTATTGCTAAAAAACTTAACTACATCGTCTTGTATTTGTAAAGCAGGATCGTTTAATGCATCAATAAAGTCACCTGGGTAATTACGAGAGTATACTAAAATGTCTCTTCTTAATTCTACCGTTGTTAATTTATTTATATCACGTCCTAATAAAACTCTACCTAAAGTTTCTAAAGTTGCAATATCTAAATCTCTTGCTAAAATCTGAGCATCTAAAATTAACTCTTCAATTTCTAATTCTTCAGACGCATCTTTTGCATCATCTATTTCTTCAAAAATCATTCCATTAGCTGGATGAATAGCTAAGAAATGTTGCAATACAGGATTAGTTCTTTCTACATTTAAAAATCCGTCTTCAAATATAACAGGCTCCATAATAGCATTTCCATCTTGCTCATCTTCAAACGGAGTTTTTTGATTTCTTGCATAACGAAGAGGTCGGTTAGTTCCTGTTTCTTCATCAAAATAAAGTAATGGTGATCTTTTGTTGTGGTGAGAGTTTAACATAAAGCACAAAGGTGCTACATCTCTCTTAAGTCGGTACTGTTTATCAACAGCAGTTGTGTTTCTTTTTTTCATTTTATTATAATTTAATTAAAGTTAAAAAAAAGGGGAGGAGGTTAATCCTCCCCCTAATTAGTGTTAGTTATTAGTCTCTAAACAAGAAGAAGTTGTTTGCACCTAAAGTACATACAGCTCTTTCTGATAAGAAGTTAACTGTCATCGCATCTAAAGAAGATGTTCTTGCTCCACCAGCAGAACCAGTGATCCAAGTTTTGTAACGTCTGTCGTCAGTTTCAGAAGCTCTATATCTAACGTGTAAGAAAGGACGCTTAGCGTTCTTACCTAAGATTTGGTCATATACAGTTGTAGAACCAGCTGGAACCATAAGTCCATTGATTGCACCACCTGTTAAACCACCTCTCATAGTAGGATCGTTTAAGTA